CCTTCGGCGTGGTGTCGAGTTTCTTGTAGATCCACATGCCGGGGCTGAGGTTCTGAATGATGCCGCCCTTTACGTCATTCCAGATCGGCGTCACGGCATCGCGTTTGCTGAACTGGATCGTGGCCAAGCCCGTACCTTTCTTCGCCCATGCCTTGCGCACCACGCCGAGTTGACTCTCCACCCCGTACGCGCTGTGCGAGTCCAGCACGGGACCGCCGTTGTTCAGGCGATCCATACGGCAGCCCTTCATGTCGAGGATGAGGTCGTATTCCTCTCCAGTGCGCCAATCGAACCGGGGCACCTTCGCGCCCGTGTACCAGACCGCGTCGATGGTGCGGGCGTCATCGTTGGCCGACGGCGGAGCGAAGGTCGCCACCACCGTGAAGCGCTCTACTTGGAATTCCGGGCATTCCGGTTGAGGCTCGGGGAGCGCCGCGGCTGCGATGACCTCGACCGGAGCGATCTCCGGAGCATTCTCCGGCGCTGTCCCCGTGATTTCTTCGGGCATAAGACTCCTTCCTGTAGCTGCAGAATTACGAGGCGTAGGTTCGAGTAGGCGAATCCCACTGCCGGGCGGAATGTCTCACCGCGCCAGTCTGCTTCCCAGATGGCGCCGGCGCCTCGCCGACTGTTTGCTGCTCGACGCCTTTGTCGTTCACTTTGCGTGGATCGCAGTCCAGGATGATCTGCAACTCATCGAGCAGATCATTCATCCGCCTGATTTCCTGCAACTGCTTCTCGGGGTCGTAGCCGTTCTGTGCGATCGCCTCGGACAACGTCAACGTGCCGGTGCGAATGCGCTTCAACTCCGCCATGGCATCCTTCAGTGGATCCACGGATTCGAACTTGGGCGCCGTCCATTGCACGCCATAGTTCGCCTCCGGAATCTTTCCGATGAACACCAGGGTGTCAATGAACCTGCGCCACGTCGGCCGGCAGTACATCGGGATCAGCGTCAACCACCGGAACGCCTCGATGGCGTTGCGGAATCCGAGCATGCCCGCGCGATAGGAGGAATAGTTGACGTTCGACAAATCCCCGGACAGCAGCTCATAGGGAACGTCGATGCCTGCACCAATGCCCTGGAGCTCGGTCATCAGGTAGTCGCGGTACCCGCCGGCCGGCGAGGGCGCGTTGAACTTGATGTCCTCGCCCGGCTTCAAATACTCAATCATGCCGGGATACATCCGCTCCAGCGTGTTGCCGGTTTTCGGGTCCGTGGACTTCGCGCCGATGGGCAGGCCGCCCGAACCCTCGGGCCGCGTCACGATTCCCGCCAGACACGCTTCGGTTTTCTTCCGCATGCGCTCGGCGTCCCGGTAATCGTCGAGGTCCCGCATCGCCAACATTACGGGCGCCAGCCACGGCACGCCGCGCACCTGGCCTGGCCGCAGGATGCAGTAGGTGTGCATCACTTGGGCGGCTGGTACGGGTTGGCTCAGAATCCCGCCGCGCGGATTCAGCATGTAGACGCCGCCGGGGTGATAGTTATAGAGCCAGTAAGACTCGCGCTGTCCGTAGAGGTTGAATTGGACGCCCTGGACGATGTGCCCCGTAGCGATGCCCATCGTCCGGGAGATATCAAGAAAGTCTCCTTCCAGCACCTGCAACTGGAGTGGCACCCGGAAATTATCCTGCGGCAGCCGCGGCCGGAACCGGACGATGCCGTCACCGCTTTCGGCGGTGGTGCGCACGATGAGCGCCTGCATCCCATAGAAGTCCAACTGCCCGCCCGGGTCGCAGTTCTCCGCGAAGTAGAGCCACTCGCCGTCGATGATCTTGTCGAGCTCGGGCGTTCCCGTCTTCGCCTGGGGAACGATCCCGGTTCCCACCGTGTTCCCGACCAGTTCGGCGATGGCCTTACTGGCATACGGGTTGTTGCGCAGCAGATCGCGGGACCGGTTTCGCAGGTTGATCAGGGAGGCGCCGACTTCGGTGTTCGCATCGCCGCCGGCTGCCGTCCACCCGTCCGTGCGACGCCCCGACTTCGCACCGTCATAGGCGAACGTTTCGGTGGCCGAGCGGAACCGCGCGCGCCGATATGCCCGCTCGGGCGAGAAATAGCCGATCACTCTGTCCAGAGCGTTCATCTAGTCCCTGCTGTGCGTGGCCAGGCTGAAAGACGATGGCGCCGCACCCGAAACGGTGGCGATTGCAGCATCGATGTCGGCGAGCGCCTTCCGCATGTCGTCGACGCTGTTGTACTCAACCGCGCGGTCGGTGAACTGTACACGGCGCGTCCCGCTGAAGATTGCGCGCTGCAGCGTGTCGCGCATCGATTGCAGTTCAGTGGCGGCGATCATTTGAGCCAGTCCTTCCCGCCAGGCCAGTTGCTGTCGCGCTGGCCCCAAAACTCATCGTCGCGGCGCGCCCGTGGCGGGTCTGTTTGCAGGTTCCCATCGAGCGCTGCCCAATCGTCTTCCGTGAATCGATCGATGCCGCAGACGGCCGCAGCCGCGCGGCAGAGCACCGCCAGGTCGAGTGGTTCGTTCCGGATCGACTTGCTGTCGAGCACCCACTCCACCTTGCCGCTCGACCGGACGATGCGCTTCTCGGAGCACAGGCCGCGGTAGAAGTCCTGGTCCTTGTAAGCATAGTGCTGGTACCCGGGCGGGTAGGTGCCGTCGTCGGGCAGCACAATCCGCAGCCAATCGTAGAACTCCTGCTTTGCCCAGTGAGTGCCAATGTGCCAGATCCGGACGTTCTGCCGCTTGCGCGCCGCGTCGGTGGGCGACACCCGCGCAATCAGTTTTAGATGGTCACGCTCGCCCTTGGTCGCCACCACAGTGCGCGGTGCTGCAATCGCGTCGCCTGCCGGGCCGTGCGCCGGTTGCGGGTGGTGGGCGGCAAAGTCGTACACCATCTGCGGCCGGAAGCCCGAATCGATTGTCATGGCCATGATGGGCATGGTGCCGCCCGATTCACACGGCCAGTCCGCTGCAAGCAATGCCTCCAGTTCCTGCCATACTTCCGGCGATGACGTCTTGAGCGCCTGCCCGGCCAGGTCGGGCACCTGGATCACGCGGTAATCGACCGACCACGACTCCTTGCCGCGCCCGTATGCCTTGACCTCCACCTCAAGCCGGTCGTCCTGCACGTCGACGCCAGCCACTAGCAGAGACGCCTTCTTCGGCACGATCCCGAGCTCGTAATCCTCGCGCCGCAGATAGACCTTCTCCCAGTCGGGTACCGACCCGCGTTCCGTCCAGAGTTCCGCCAGCACGGTGTTGAGGAAGGCCTTGAGTGTCTCTGTCGACTCCTTGGCTACCAGAAACTCGGCGGCGATCGTCCCCCATCCACGCTTCGGGGAGATCATCTGCGACACCCGGAACCCCGGAATTGGCGATGCGGGGTTCTGCGGACGGAACTCGCCGCGCTCCACCATCCAGGCCTTTTGGTTGTGCGAGATGAGCTTCTGGCAGTTCTCGCAGCAATATGCAGCCTTCTCCGGCTCGCCTTCCGGCCACACCAGCCCGCCCTCGGTGCCGTCGCTGAACACCAGGATCTGGAAGTGGTTGCACAGCGGGCATGGCACGAAATACTCGCGCTGGTCGCTCGTATTCCACGCCGCCTGGATCCGGCTCTCCCCGTCGACGGTCGGCGTCGAGCACATGATGACTTTCTTGTTGTGCTCGAACTCTCCGGTGCGCTGCATCGCCAGCGATACGGGATCGCCCTCGGATCCGGCGCTGGCCGGGTATCGGTCCACCTCGTCCAGCAGCAAGTACCGGATCGGACGCATGGCCAGGCCGGAGGGCGAGATCGCGCCGGTAAAGGTGATGTGCCCGGTGCCGTTGGCGAACATTTTGTGCATCGCCGTGTTGTTCGAATCGCGCGACTTCACCGCGGCGAGTTTCCCGCGGAGTGCCGGCGAGTGTCGGAACAGCGGCGCGACGCGATCCTTGGAGAGCGCCTTGGCGTCTTCCGATCGCGGTTCCACCACCAGCGTCGGGCCCGGATCTACGTCCGCGATGTAGCCCAGGAAGTTCACCATGATCGAGGTCTTCAGCATTTGGGCCGCGGACATCAACACCACCTGTTTACACGGATGGCTCGGGCCAAGGACGTCCATCGGCTCCCGCTGGTACGGTCTAGTGTGCCACTGGCCCCGTTCCGCCGAGCCGGATCCTGCGAGCACCACGTTCTCGTCGGCCCATTGCGATACGGAGATATCCCGTGGCGGCAGCAGCGCCTCCGCTCCGATCTGGTACATCGAGAATGGCGTTGTCATCATCAGAAACCGGCGTCCGCGACGGCCTTTGCCACATTGCGGCGCAGCGCGTTTGTTTCGCCGACGAGTATCCGGTGAATCTCCGCTTCCGATTTCGCCGCGGCGACCAGCGGCGCGACGCGATCCGCGAATGCCGACAGCGCGTCGCCGACGATCCCCGACCAGTTCGCCGCATACTCGCCGGCCTTGGTAGCCTGGATCAGTTTGCCGGCGCGCTCCTCGTACTCTAACTGCGCCGTCCGCGCCTTGAACGTCTCACTCACTGCGCGGGCCCGCAGATAGGTGGCGATTGGATCGTTTACTTCGGGCTGGCCTGGCATCCCCGAAGAACCACCACGGGGCGGGGGCTGTCTGGCCGCCTGAGGCTTGGCCGCCTGCTGCTGTTGCTGCTGCGTCGCCTGGTGCAGGGTCTTACCCGCGAACGTGTTCCGCGCCCACTCCTCGTTTGCCCGTTCCGGATCAATCGTCCCGTCCGCGTTCGGCGTGATCCGCTTGGTCGCGACTGCCTTCTGGACGGCGCTGAGGCGAACGCCGCGGAGCCGGGCGTATGCGCGCTGGGAGATGCCGGTCATACTGCTCCAGCGGGGCCGACCACCTGGGGTGACCACCTACCCGACCACCCAAATAAACCGCTGTAACTAAAGAGATTGTGCCACCAGGCCACCCGCCGTAAAAAGTCGGAAGCCAGGTCCCGCGATTTGCCCCGGTTGGCCCCCGTTCGCGCCCGGTTGGCCCGTGTCGCGCCGCCCGGTGCCAGGTTGGCTGGATGGCCCACCACGGCCGCCCGCCCGTCTTCCTCCGCCACTGAATCTTTCCTCCGAAGAAGCGAATTATGAGCTTGCCTTCTGGGGCCACCGGAGTGATGAATGTCATCGATGCCACGCGCTACCAAGACCACCAAGCAAACCGCCGCCGCCTGCTACGCGGAACGCCACACCGAGTGCCAGGACCTGCTGAAGCGCATCGCCAGCCGCCTGGAGCAGCACAAGAAGGACCAAGCCCAGGAGCCCGCCAACTGGGGGTACCCCGGCGACCTTGGCCGCGTCACCCAGGAACTGGCCTACACCCTCGCCAGCCTCGGCGACCGCAGCGCGGTTGACCAGAAAGGACTGGACTACTAGCCATGCAAAAGCAAAACGTAAAGGTGGGATCAACCTACATCGTAAAGGTCAGCGGCACGCTGGCGAAGGTCCGCCTCACCCGCGAACACCTACGCGGCGGGTGGTACGGAACCAACCTGGCCACCGGACGCGAGATCCGCATCCGGACGGCCGCCCGCCTCCGCTCGGAGGTGCCTCCCGCGCAAGGAATCAGCCCCGACGAGGCACGCCGGATCGTCGACCAGATCAAATTCTGAAACAGGAGACCAAACCAAATGACGACTTTCACCATAGACGCAGGGAACAACATCACCGCCTTCACCGCCGCCCAGCAGGTTCCTGAAGGCCAAGACCGTTTCACCACCGAGAAGGAGTTCGCCAAGCTCTCCTCCGGTTGGGAAGTCGCTCGCTTCCCCGAGGTCTGGAACGCCTTCGCCGGAGTGGTGCCCTTCGACGATCTCAAGCCGGTCAAGAAGTTCACGGACCGCAAGACGGCGGTCAAGCGAATCTGGAACGCCATCCAGAGGCTCGATGAAGAACTGATGCGCACCAGCATTCGCGACGCGGAGGCCAAGTTGAAGGCTACACGGGCCCAGGCGCCCACTCCCGCGCCCCAGGCGGTACCAGTCGCGCCGAAGAAGGCCAAGGCAACCAAGGGCGCCAAAGCCAAGGACGCGGCGCCTGCAGCGCGCGACGGCAGCAAGAAGCAGATCGTCCTGGACCTCCTGCGCCGGAAAGGCGGCGCGACGATGGCCGAGATCGCCAAGGCTACCGACTGGCAGAACCACAGCATCCGCGGCTTTGTTTCTGGCCAACTGACCAAGAAGATGGGCCTCACCGTGGAGTCCACCAAAAACGAAGCTGGCGAGCGGACGTACAAACTCACGAAGTAGGCCGGCCCAACAAAAACGCCGCCGCCCGGAAGGGTGGCGGCGTTTCTGCTTCTGGCCTTACTATTTCACCAGACCACTGCAAGTCCACTCGAAGCCCCCAGAATCGCGGTCGTTTCCTTCTCTCTGCCTTTTTTTCAGTATTCCACCGCGACCTGGGTGGCTCGCCGGAAGATCCTAATTATCGATTTCCGCGGCCAAGTCGGCGAACGCCCGTCCTGAGTCCGCGTGGCGGGCGACGCCGCCCGAGTATTCCTGCCACCGCCGAATCGCCACGTCACAATACCGTGGCTCGAGTTCGATCACGCGCGCCTGGCGCCCGGCCTTCTCGCAGGCGATGACCGTCGTCCCGCTGCCGGCGAACGGGTCCAGGATCGTGTCGCGCGTCTTGCTGCTGTTCCGGACCGCTCGCTCGACGAGCTCCACCGGCTTCATGGTCGGGTGTTCCAGATTTGCCATGGGCCGCTTGATGAACCACACGTCGCCCTGGTCGCGGGCGCCACACCAGAAGTGGTCTGTGCCCTCGCGCCAGCCGTACAGGATCGGCTCGTACATGCGCTGGTAGTCCGACCGGCCCAGCGTGAAATGGTGCTTGGCCCAGATCACGAACGTGGACCAGTGGCCTCCGGCGTCGGTGAACGCCTGGTAGAGCGTATGCAGCTCCGACGAGGACATGCACATGTAGACGGTGCCCTTGGTTACCGCCAGCAGGTTGGCCGAGGCGTCGCGCAGGAACTCATAGAATTTGCCGGCCAGCGCGTCGTTGCCAATCTTCAGCTTCCTGGCGGTCTTGCCCTCGTAGTCCACGTTGTACGGTGGATCGCAAAACGTCATGTCGGCCAGGCCTCCGGCCAGGACCTTCTCCACGTCGGCCATGTGCGTGGCATCGCCGCACAGCAGCCGGTGGTCGCCCAGGATCCACACGTCGCCCGGCACCGTGACGACCTTGGCGTACTGGTCTGGAACCGCATCCTCATCGGTCAGCCCGTCTCCGGTCTCCTCGGGATCGCGGAGCAGCTCTTCCACCTCTGCGTCCGAGAAGCCAACCACATCGAGGTTGAACCCATCCTGCTCGAGGGACTTCATCTCGACGCGCAGCATGTCCTCGTCCCACCCGGCGTTCATCGCCAGCTTGTTGTCGGCGAGCACCAGGGCGCGGCGCTGCGTCTCGGTGAGGTGGTCCAGCACGATCACCGGTACTTGGTCCATCTGCAGCTTGCGGGCGGCCGCCAGGCGGGCGTGGCCCGCGATGATGGTGCCGTTTTCCGTCACCAGGATGGGATTGGTCCACCCAAACTCGACGATCGAGGCCGCCACCTGAGCCACCTGCTCGTCGGAGTGGGTCCTGGCGTTGCGCGCGTACGGCAGCAGCCGGCCGATCGGCCAAACCTGAACGGCGAGAGCGCGGAGCTGCTCCAGGAACTCCCGGCGCGGCATGGTCTCGGTTGGTGTCATCGATTTCAGCTCACAGCCTCGACCGTACATTCGATCTGCGCCCGGCAGATACCGCACTTGCCTATGACGCTTTCCGGCCCGGGCGGAGACCGGTAGAGGGGCGAACTACCGTCGAGCAGGCCGGCGCACATCTCGGCCCAGGCTTGATCGATACCTTCACCCTGGGCTTTAATTTCCTGCGCGTGCCCGTTGGCGCATTCGGCTTTGATGACCCAGGTGAACAATGTCTTCTCTTTGCTTCTGTTTCGGGAGGCGCGGTTGCCCCCCGGAGGCAGGAGGGCCTCCGGGGGGCGCGCGGGCCGTCCTAAGGCTTGTCGATATGCGCCTTCACGGCGTTGGCCACCGCGGTCTGATGCTCCGCAGGCAGAGCGTTGAAGGCCTGCAAAATAGTGGTCACGAGTTGAAGAATCGCCGGGCTGGCAGTAAGAACGGTGCCGATCAACTTGAAGACGTCGCTCAGGTTCATGGTGTTTTTGGCTCCTTTCCCTCCGGGCGCGGACCGGAGGCCCATCGGGCCTGGCCCGCGCCCCAAAGGGTTCCCGTATGGGGAGCCTAGGCGGTCGCCGGCTTCGGCTGAGTCTGGGAAGGGGTCGAGGCGCCTCCCGCAGCCGTAACGAGCACAGGGACCAACGCCGCAATGGCCTGAGTTGCCTGAGTGAGCTGAGCGATCATCTGCTGCAGCACTCCCAGATTGGCGGTGGCCACACCCGCGGCGGCAACGTCCACCGTTCCGCCCGCGACTGCGCCCACGGTGTCGGTGATACGGTTCGACGGCGTGGCGCCGGCACGGAGCGTGTCGCCCGTAGCGGTCGCGACCGGGTTCGACAGATCGTACGCCGTAACGTAGTGCGTGTCGTCGGCGTGTCTCTGCCGCATCGCGCGGACGTGCTCCAGTTCGACTTCCAACCGGCCCTTCATGTCGAAGTAGTCCTGGTTGACCTTCTTCTGGAGACCGAGCGTCTCGTCCATCGACTGGACCAGGCGCGATTGAAGAACATCGTAGTTCTGTTGGCTCCGCTTGGCAGCCGTGAACTGATGCTCCATACTTTGGTCGAGCAAGAACTTCGCGTTCAACGCGTTCGTCTCGCTCTGGTTCTCGAAGAACTCCTGCGTATCGGGCACTTTGGTGTCCGGCAACTGATCTCCCATACGGAAACGTCCTTTGTTCGCCCCTGGCAATGAAAGTCACTCGCGCGCGGCCGCCGCCAGGACGATTTAGGCGGCGCGCGGAAGGCTAATCGTTCTAGCTGTGTGGTCTGCTCAGGAAGCTTTTTTGTTGCCGTAGCACGGGTTCGGCCCGTGGTGCTGGATGGCCCGCGAATCCTGCTGCTTGGGATTCAACCCCTGGTCGGCGGGCACGCCGCGGTCGGCGGCCACCGCAGCGAACAGTTGGCCGGTGGATTTGAGGACCGGTTCATTTCCGGTCAAACTCATGATTCTCCGGGCGATTACATCGCAATAGGAGGGGCTGATTTCCGATCCATAGCTGATGCGATCCAGCAACCCCGCAGCGGCCATGGTCGTTCCGCTGCCCATGAACGGATCGAAGATCACGTCGCCGGGATCGGAAAACGCTCTGATAAAGAACTCCACCAGCGCGCGTGGGAAGGGAGCCGAGTGCGATCCCTGGGAGGATTCCGACTTCACCTCGATCACGTTAGATGGGCGCGCCAAGCCGGTGTGCCGGCCTTCCGAATCGTCGGACAGACTCGAACGCGTCCTGCCCCACGCACCCTGGTTCTTCCCCCCGTCTGCGGCCGCGCCCCGTGCGCCGGTCCCCAGGAGCCCGCTCCCCGAGTTCGACTTTGGATTGTTCGGCGAATAGTCGAAACAGTCCTCGGACTCGTGGCCCACCGCTTCCGGCCGGAATTTGATCTTCGGCTGCCGGCAGAAATGGAACACCGGCTCGAACGCGTTTTTGAACCGGTTGCCCCAACCACCAGGCACGCCGTTGTCGGTCTTGCGCCAGCAGAACTCATCCACGAACCGCCAGCCCCACTGGCGCTTGTGTGCGATCAGCAAATCGGCTACATAGAGATTCCGCTCGCCCTCATCGGCGTGCGCCTTGATGTTCAGGAAGTAGGAACCATCGGGCGCGAGCACCGATTCGACTCCGGCCGCGACGTCGGCGTACCAGGCGACGTACGCTTCCGGCGCAATCGGCTTGAACCCGCTCGATGGGTCGTATTCCCGCTGCGTGGCGTACGGCGGCGACGTGATGCATACATTGGCACGAGCATAGTCCGCGAATAACATGCGCAGCGTATTCTGATCCCTGCAATCGCCGCAGCCCAGACGGTGTTTTCCGATCAACCACACGTCCCCAGGACGGGTAACCGGCTCAGCGGGCGGCTCGGGGACATCCTCCTCGATGTCGTTCGTGGATCCCGGTTCGTCCACGATGAGGCATTCCAACTCCTCGTCGGAGAAGCCCACGAGGGCAAGGTCGAGTCCGTCCGCATCGATCGCGCGCAACTCCGCTGCCAACACCTTCTCGTCCCACCCGGCGTTCAACGCGAGCTTGTTATCCGCGATGATGTAGGCCCGCCGTTGAGTCTCAGAGAGATGGTCCAGCACCACGACTGGCACCTCCCTGAGACCCAG